CCGGTTCGTTTCTGATATCGAGCGCTCGGTCGAGCAGCGATTGACACAACGGTTCGTGTCCGCCGATCTCGCCCGCACGCATCGGGAGCAAGGCGAGAAATTTGAGACCGCATATCGCGAGCTTACGTCTCTGCCGCAGAACGATCCATCTGCTCGTCTGACGGTCCAGCGTATCTGGAATTCGATGACGCCGGGAAACGACATCATCGAATGGCATGAGCAGCAGGTGCGCGAGCGCGAGGTGAGGGCGGCGGGAGGTCTCGACAAGTATCGGGACAAGGTCGCAGCCGAAACCCGCGAAGCGTTGGCCAACGATCCGGAATTCCGCAGGCAACTGCTTGAGAGCATGCGCTCGGACGCGGGATCTTATACTGGAGGAGCGCCTCGGACTGTCACCCGCTTGCCCAAGTCTTTGAACGGGGCCAGTGGTGGGAGCGAGGGCGTGGCGCAGAATCAGGGCGGCAGCCGGTTCTCATCGGACTCGTCGGACAGGGGCGTATTCGAGGACGCATTCCGCGACTTCGCCTCTTAGAGGATAGCGCGAGGTCGCGGCACCGAAAGGGGCCCCGGCCATGGCTTCGACACTCGTTCAAGTCAATAATAAACTGGTGGTCTTCCGCAAGGAGATCACCCGAGAATACATCCGCCAAAACCTGTTCTCGCCGTACATGGGCACGGAGATGACCGCGATCATCCGCGTCATCAACGATCTCAAGAAGGGCGGCGAGCAGATCAACGTCCCGCTGGTTGCCCGTCTGAAGAACCAGCCCGTCGCCACCGGCGCACTGGTCGGCAACGAAGAGATCATCGACAACTACGGCTGCCGCGCTTGGATCGACTGGGCGCGCAACGCCGTCAAGATCAACAATGCGGAAGAACAGAAAAGCTCCATCGACCTGTGGGGCGAGGCGCGTCCGCTACTGGAGGACTGGGGCAAGGAACTGCACCGCGACGAGATCGTGGATGCGTTCTTCGCGTTCCCCTCGGAAGCGGCTCCGGCCGGTCTCGGCTCCTCGTCCGGGCAGCGCGTCAACGGCGTCCTGTGTGATGCGGCGACCGCCGCGCAGCGCAATACGTGGCTGACCGACAACGCCGACCGCGTGCTGTTCGGCGGCACGCAGGGCAATTTGGTGGCGGGCAATTTCGCCGCGTCCTGCGCCAACATCACCACCGCGATGACGCTATCGGCGGCGGCGATCCTGAAGGCGAAGCGGCTGGCGAAGAAGGCGAACCCGCGCATCCGTCCATATCAATTGAAGAACGGCCGCGAGTATTTCGTCATCTTCTGCGGCTCGAATGCGTTCCGCGACCTGCAGGTCGACACCACCATCCTGCAGGCCAACTACTATGCCCGCGCGCGTGAGGGCAACGGCATGGAGCGCAACCCGCTGTTCCAAGACGGCGACCTGATCTACAGCGGCGTGATCATCCGGGAAGTGCCGGAAATCGATATCCGGCAACCCGCCTACTACACCACGGCCGGTGCCACCGGCACGCAGATCTCGCCGTGCTGGATGTGCGGACAATCCGCCCTCGTCTGGGCGTGGGGCCGCATGCCGACGCCGACCTTCCTGAAGGAGGACGATTATCAATTCTTCCGGGGCGCGGGCATCAAGATGGCCTACGGCATCATGAAGCTGGCGAAGAAGAACCTCACCGGCAACCTCAAGGACTGGGGTGTCTTCACGATGTTCGTCTCCTCGCAGAACGACACCTGATCTGCGAACCGACAGCAACCCTTTGGATCAACGGAGACAGACATGCAGATACCCGCATTGCAACCCGCCCGCGACACGGGCAAGCAACTCGTGCACACGGTGCGCAAGACGCTCAACTGGAACGATCCCCTGATCGCGGCACCGCGCGATCCGTTCGCCGCCCTGCCGCAGAATGCGTTCATCTCGCGGCTGGTGTGCGAGGTCGTCACCGCCTTCACCGGCACGACGCCCGCGCTTTCGATCGGAACCACGACGGCGAACGCCAACGAGATCATGTCCGGCACCGATACCGGAGCCGCGACGGTCGGTGTCAAATCGACCATCACCACCGGCCTCGGACGCTCGCTGACGACGGGCGGCACGACCTATCTGTACGCCAAGCTGGCGGCGGCCGGTGCCACCGCCGGGCAGGCCATCGTGATCATCGAGTTCGTCCCCAACACCGACGGCTAGGGGATAGACTGGAATGACCGGGACCGGCGGTCTCAGCCGGTCCCATCACGCTGACCGGAGCTGGCTCACATGGCAAAGCAACCGCCCACCAAGAAATCCGAAGACGATGTGATGAAGGCCGCGCTGTCGCGCGTGCAGGAAGGCCGCGACGACCCGGCCGACGTGGAGGCGAAGGAGTTCAAACGGCTGCAGGCGGAGGACCGCAAGCGCAAGGAGAAGCAGGAGCGCGAGCACCAGAAGCACCTCGACCAGATCCCCGACGAGGTCGAGGTGACCTACCACGCGCTCGATGCGGGCGATCCGGCGGCGACGATCTTTAGGGGCGTGCGCTTCAAGGCGAACGTGCCGGTGAAAGTGAGCGACAAGGAGCTGATCCTGTCGGCGAAGACCAACCCGTGGTTCTCGGTCGACGGCGAGCAGGCGGAACGCGGCGATCCGCCGCCGCCGCGCGAGCCGGACGAGCAGGAGGCGCGTTCGGCCGACTGGATCGATCCGAGCGACGAGGTCGAGGCGACGGATGTCGACTAGGTCGCAGCCCGAGTTCATTGCCGAGGTGCTGGAGCGCCTCGGCGTGCTGGCGGCGGGGCAGACGGCCGAGGTGGAAGACACCTCGCGCGTGCAGGAGCTGATCCCGAGCACGCAGGCGTTCCTGAAATCGACGGAGGCGTACTACTGGTCCGACGTCGACAACATCCCGGACGACGCCTTCATGCCGCTGGTCGATGTCACGGCGTGGATGTGCCGGGGCAAATACGGCGTGCAGGGAGACGCGCTGGTCGAATTGAAGGACGCGAAGGAGAACGCGCTGCGGGCGCTCAAGATCATGCAGCGCGCGAAACCGAGTTATCTGACGCTGCGGGTCGAGTATTTCTAAATGCCGGACCAGACCGCCCAGATCAAATGGCCGCTGTCGAGCGCGCCCGGCGGTATGCCGCAGGAATCGGCCGGTCGGCTGATCGGCTGTTATGCGGAGCCCCTGCAGGCCGAGAGCGGGCCGAGCCAAGTGGTGTGGCGCAAATCGCCCGGACTGACGACGTTCTCGACCACGGGGGAGACCGGCTTTCGCGGCGGCGCGATGGTCAACAACAACCTCTACTGCGCCTTCTTCAACAAGTTTGGCATCGTCGGACCGGGCGGCACCTTCAGCGAGGTGGCGGCCCTCGCCGGGGCCAATCCGACGACGTGGGCGCACAATTACGCCTCGCCGACCAACCAGATCGCCTGCGTCACCGAGAACGGCCCGTGGCTGGTGAGCGCCACCGGGGCCGTGCCATGGCCGGACACCAACCTGCCCACCTCGGCGAATTCGGTGTCGTTTCAGGACGGCTATTTCTTCTTCACATTGCCGGACCGGCGCGTATTCGCCTCCGCCATCAACGGCACCGCGATCAATGCGCTGACCTATACGCAGGTGCAGTCGCGCAATTCGCTCACGCTGTGGCGCGGCATCCCGTTCAACGGGATGATGTGGTTCCTCACCGACGTGTCCTGCGAGGTGTACCAGAACGCGGGCTCGGCCGCCGTCTATCCGGCGTTCCCGTATTCGCGGCTGACCGTGATCGATCGCGGCCTGTTGGGCCCGTGGGCCGTGGCAGGGCATCAGGAGGGGTTCGGTCGGCTGTTGTGGGTGGCGGACGACTGCGGCGTGTATCAGGCCAACGGCCTGCAGGCGCAGAAGGTCTCCCCGCCGGATCTCGACCGGCTGATCCGCGCGGTGACGGACACCACCACGCTGATGGCCGGGTGCTACACGTTCTCCGGCCACTCGTTCTGGACCCTGTCGGGACCGGGCTGGAGCTGGGAATACAACCTCTCGACGCAGAAATGGAACGAGCGCTGGCGCTGCCATGCCGGGCTGATCACCACCCGCCACCGCTGCGACATGTCGGTGTACGGATTTAACAAGTGGATGATGGGGTCGGCCGTCACCGGCAACATCGTCATCCCGGACGAGACCAATTACAGCGAGGAAGGCGATCCGCAGGTGTTCCGCATGGAGAGCGGGCCGGTGCAGGATTTCCCCAACCGCATCCGCGTCGCCCGCGCCGATTTCAACTTCGACACCGGCACCGGCATTCCGAGCGGCACCGCCAGCCAGCAGCAGCCGCAGGTGTCGATCTCGTGGAGCGACAATGGCGGGATCGACTGGGCCGTCCCGGTCATGCGCCATCTCGGCAGGCGCAACAATTCGCGCAACCGGGTGGACGTGCTCCGCGTCGGCATGTCCGGCGCGCAGGGCCGCCGCTGGCGCTTGCAGGTCAACGATGCCGTCTATGTCGGACTACTGGGCGGCAGCATGTCAGCAGATCCGAGGTCGCATTGACCACCACCGCACAACCCCTGCCGCTGCCGCCGCCGACCATCCCGTGGTTCGACCCGAACCCGCAGACCGGCGGTCCGGGCCAGTCGCTGGCGCTGCCGGGCGGGCTGCCGACCAAGGAATTCGCACTGTATCTGGCGTCGCTGGATACGGCGATCCGCACGCTGTGCGGCAAGATCTGAGGAGACGCGAATGGACTATCGCGAAGGCCTGATCGCCCCTCCCTTCGTCAAGCTGAAGGAGGGCGCGACCGATACGACCAAGCCGGAATCGTGGGACGGCTGGTGCCCCGACTACACCGGCGATGCGGAGCAGGACTACAAGCGCGGCGTCGGCTACTGCGACATCGCGCTGATCAAGGTGCTGGCGACGGAGAACCCGGCAGCGCTGACGTTCCCGTTGAGCGAGATGATGCGCAAATTGCTCGGCGGCGAGATCGCGCGCGGCAATCTGGAGAAGGGGTTCATGGACCGGTTGGTGCATCTGGCATCGGAGCGGCTGAACCAGCTGAAGCAGAACTGACGAGGGGCGTGCCGTGGGCATCTTCGACGGTATCTTCAACAACAGCGTGCAGCAGACGGCTGCGAACGACCAGATCAGCGGGCTTAACAACGCCTACACCGATGCGTCCGGTGCGATCAACACGACGCAGACCAACACCAACGCCGACTACGCCGCCGGTCTCGTTCCCTACACGACGAATCTCGCGCAGGTGCAGCCGGGGATGACCGCCTACGGCAATGCGCTCGGCGTCAACGGGCCTCAAGGCAATGCGCAGGCCGTGCAAGACTTCCAGACGTCGCCCGGCTACGAGTTCGCACTCAATCAGGCCAACCAGAACATCATGCGCAACGCCTCCGCCACCGGCGGCGTCGGCGGCGTCATGTCCGGCGGCACGCTCAATGCGCTGAATACGCAGGCCGTCGGTCAGGCCAACCAGCAGTGGCAGCAGTACATCCAGAACCTGCAGCCCTACATCGGCGCGTCGACCGCCAACGCGGCGGGCGTCGCCGGGCTCGACACCTCCAAGGCAGGCACCGACACCACGCTCGGCACCACGCTGGCGAACATGGCGTGGTCGAAGGACACCGGCATCGGCAACGCCAACGCCAACGCCGCGCTCGCGCAGGCCGGGGCGAATTCGAACATTCTCAATGCAGGCATGGGGCTCGTGAGCGGACTCATGGGTTTCGTCTGAGGGCGGCATGGCACAATTCGACACCGGCGTAGCGGTCCCCGGCGGCGGCAGTTTCGCGGTCCCGCAGCTCAACTTCCAGCCGCTCGCCGACATCTCCAAGAACTACTACGCAGGCCAGCAGGCGCAGGACGAGCTGGCGACCCGGCGCGCGTTCCGCAACGGCATCCCCACCGATCCGAACACCGGCTATCCCGACTACACGAGCATGGCCAATACGCTGGCGCGCACCGGGGCGCCGCTGTCGACGATCATGCCGCTGGTGACGTCCGGAGCCCAGCTCAGGGCCGGACAACAGAGCGCTACCGATATCGGCGGGGGAGGCGGCTATACCGGCGGCAACACCACCCAGCCACCGGCCTATGGTCCGGGACCGGCCTATGGCGGACCGCCTCCTGCCACTGGAGGCACTGCGGACACCCATACGACCGGCGGCACCGGCGGACCCCCCGAGAGCGGCTCAGGCCCCAACGGCGACGGCGTGCCGACCGGCTCCAAGACCTCGGATACGACGGCTCCCGGCACGCCCAGCACGGCCCCGCAGGGCGACACGTCGCAGCAGTCCACCGGCAAAACCTATTTAGGCATGCTCGACCACGTTGAGAACCGCGACCAGAATCCGATGTCGAGCGCGGTCGGCTTCGGCCAGTTCACCGACCGGACCTATCGGGATATTCGGGCGGCCTATCCCCAGCTTGAGCTTCCGCAGGACCGTCGGCAGGCGACCGTCGACCAGATGAAGGCCGCGACGCTGGCCCTGACCGCCAGCAACAGCGAGCTGCTGTTTAAAGCCAATGTGCCGATCAATGCGCCGAACGAGTATCTGGCGCATCTGCTCGGCGCGCAGGGCGCGATCAACATGTATTCCGCGCTGCGCCGCAATCCGAACGCCCCCGCCTACCAGTACGCCACCCCCGGCGCGGTGAACGCCAACCAGACGCTTTTCTTCAAGAACGGCCGCCCGGTGACCGTCTCCCAGTTCTACGGCAACCAGACGGGCCCGTTTCGCGGTATCGAGCCGTTCGTGACGCCGGGGCAGCGGGTGAAGTTCGGAATGGACCGGCCTCCGGCTCCGCCAGCGCAGCCGCCCGCACAGGCCGGACCTGCCGCAGCACCCGCTTCCGCCGCACAGGCACAGGGCTTCCCGGCACCGCCTCCGGCCGGATCGCCGCCCGGAACGCCATGGCCGCCTCCGCCCCCCACTGGAGCTCCTTTCGTGCCGGGATCGGTCGCGACGCGGTCTCTGGCCGGGTCGCCGCTATCGGTCGCCGACCGGACGTCCGCGCTGGCACCGCAAACGGCGGTGGACGCGCTCAACCGGCCGTGGGGACGCGCGGACACGATTGTTCGCGGTCAGCCCATTGGTGCGCCTCCTGCGGCCGCTCCACCGCCGCCCGCCGTCCCGCCAACTGGCATTCCGCAGGGCTCACAGCAGGCATCCGCCATGCCGCCATCCGGCGTCGCGGTGCCGCCGACCAGCGCATTCGCCCCAGCTCCCACGGCGGGCGCACCGCCCATGGCCCCGCCATCCGCCGTTCCGCGACCCATGGCCGCGCCAGCCGCAGCTGCCCCGGCTCCGATCCCTTCGTTTACGCCGCCGCCAGCCGGACCGACCGCCATTCCGCCCGGACTCGCAGCGCCACCCCCGCCGCCCCTCACCGGACCATCCGGTCCATGGCCCGCTCCCGTTCCGCCTTCCGGACCGCCACCGGCCGGTGCAGGCCGTCCTGTTCCACGTGAAACATCCGGGCAGGCCGTCAGCGAGACGACCGGGCAGGCCGGATACGGGCAGCGGCAGCAGCCGCAGAATTACGCCGAGCTATACCCGAGCGCGACGGCATTGATGCCGCCGCAATGGGCCGGGCGCGTCAATCCGGCCCAGTACGCCACCTATTTGCGGCAGCAGCTGGCGCGCAACGCGCCGTTCCTGACCCCGCAGCAGGTGCAGAACTCCGAGAATCAGATCAAGGCGGTGCAGGACGCGATCGTGAAGGACACCACGCCGCCCGAACAGTACCGGCAGTACCAGCTGTCGAAGAATCCGGGCGAGACCTACGACCAATGGATGTACCGGACGGAGAGCGCAAAGAACTACGCCAAGCCTCCATCCGCCGTGCAGGAGGCTCAAGCCGGACAGGGCCAATATACGCCAATCCCTTACGGCGCCTCCGGGGCACCTGCGGCCGGTCGACCTGCGGCTCCCGGAGCTGCGGCGGCTCCCGGCCAGCCTGCGGCGGGAATGCCTCCGGGTGCCGTCAACGTGCCGGGCTATCAGGCCGAGGTCGAGCGGCAGAAGGAGGCGGCAAAATCCGATGTGAAGGCCGCCGACACCACGTCCACCGAGGCCGAGGCGCTCGGCAATGCCGCCTACAACTCGCTCGACAAGGTGCAGTGGCTGAAGGGCATGATGAGCCAGCCGGGCGTCTATACCGGCCCGCTGCAGGAGGAATCCGAGATCATCAACCAGTTCAAATCGGTGTTCGGCGGACCTCCGACATCAGCCCTGCCGCAGGAAGCGTTCGGCAAGGTCGTCAACGACATGCTGTCCGAGCAGATCAAGGCGATGGGCAAATCCGGCGTCGGCCGCGTGCTGATGGCAGAGGTGGTCAATATGCGCAATTCGATTGCCAGCAAGGGCATGACCCCTGCCAGCAACCGGGCGCTGCTGGAGCTGACCATGCGGGCCTATCAGCAGGCCATCGACCTCAAGCAGGTGATCGCCGATGCGCCGCACACCCGCGCCGGTCAGCAGGCCGCCATCGACCAGTACAGGCAGACACATTCGCTGATCACGCAGGAGGAAAAGGCGCGGCCGATGCTGCTCGGTTCCGTGGATGCGCCACAGACGCCGGACGGCAAGCCGCTCTCGGCGCAGGCGCTGCTCAACTGGTCGCGCCAGATGGGTGTGCAGAAGGGAGATCCCGTCCGCATCAATGGCAAATACATGTGGATGCCGTAAATGGCCAATGGCGACCAACAAGATCTCCCGCAGGTAGATCTTCCGGCCCTCCCGGAGATGACCTACCCGCAATACGAGCAGGCGCCGGGAGGTGTGGGTCGGATCTACGTCGGCACCCGTCCGCCGCAACCGAAGGTCGCTACGCCCCCGGAAGAGACCCCGCCGCAGCCGAGGGCCGCACCACCGGCAAAAGCACCGCCAACCCCGCAGCAGGCTGCTCCAGCGCAGGCTCCGGCCGACCTGTCCACAATGTCGGCGGAACAGTACCTGTCCGCGACGCCTCCCGAGGAGCCCAAGAAACCAGCCGCCAAACCCGCTGCGGAGCCCACTGGTGCGCCCGCGGCTCCGGCGGCACCAACACAAGCCCAGACCGCAGAACAATATCTCTCGCCCACGCCACCGCCGGAGAAGGAGGTGCCGGAGGTGGGTGGAGGGGAAGCCTCGATGCGCGGCATCGCCAACTCGATGACGTTCGGGTTCGACGCGCCGATCAGGGGAGCGGCCTCGGCAATAGGGCAATATTTCTCGCAAAATTTATCCAACGAGCCGCCCACGACCAGCATCGGCGAGGCTTACGACAAGGCCCGGCAGGAGTACTACGAGCGCTCGCAGGCCGCGCAGGCGCAGCATCCGTATGCCTACATTGCCGGGCAGGTTGGCGGGGCCATTCCCATGGCGTTTGGTTCGGGGGCGCTCGGTCTGGCGGCCAAGGCGCTGCCGTGGGCGGTCAAGACCGGCAAGATTCTCGGCACGACGGCCGAATGGGCACCGGAGGCAGTCGCGGAGGCCCCGAGCATATTCGGTGCAGCAGAACGCGCAGTTGTGCAGGGAGCAAAATACGGCACCCTCCAAGGCGCTGGAGAGACGGCCAGCTCGGGCGACTACAGCGGCGAGCACTTCGCACAGAACGTGCTTGGCGGAGCCGCTGCCGGAGCCATCGGCGGAGCTGTTCTTGCCCCGCTGGCGGAGGCAGGAGGACGCGCCGTTCGCTGGGCATACGGGCTGAAAAAGGGCGCGAGAGATCCGACCGCCCGCGCCCGTTCGCAACTCATGTCCGACGTGGCCAAGAATCGTCAGTACGGCTTGGGCGTCAAATTCGACGACGACATGGTCAAGGCGGCGAATGACGCCAATATCCCGATCCATGTCGGCGACCTGATCAATGGAGAGAACGTCTACGCCCGCATCCGGGCTGGGGCCAACGTCTCGCCGACCGCGCGCGAGATGTATAGGCCGATGATCGAGCGCCATAACAACCTCGCGCAGAACGTCGCGCTGTGGTTGCGCGGCAAGGTCGGCGGCATGAACGCACCGGCCTTCAGGGCGGCAAAAGAGGCGGAATCGGCACTCCAGAACCGTGGAAATTACCGCGTCGCCTATGAGAAGGGCGACCGGCCGATCTGGAACGACGAGATCGAACGGCTGGTCGGTGGATCGGATGCCATCGAGAGGGCTCTTCCGAATGCCGTCATCCGGGGCCGAAACCGCGCGACGGCGGAAGGGTTCGGCAGCTTCAATCCGAAGGTCGGATACGATCCGAACACCCAGACCGTCGTCATGCAGAAGGCGGGCAGCAACGTCCCGCAGACGCCGAATATCCGCATGTGGGATTATATCCAGCGTGAATTAAGACAGATGGCGACTGACGCTGCGGCGAAGGGTGACAAGGAGGCGGCGGATTCCATCGGAAAGATACGCACCCAGCTGAACGCGCAGCTCGACAAGGAGGTGCCGGAATTCCAGACCGCACGAGAAGGGGCGGCCAAGTTTTTCGGCGCAGAGGACATGCTGGAGGCGGGCAAGAACTTCGTCGCTGGCACGGACGAAGCCAATATATGGAAGGCCCTTCAGATCATCAGCGACTTGAAGCCAGCCGACCGCGATCTTTTCAAGCTCGGATTTGTCTCAGAACTGGCAAACCGTCTTGAACAGGCGGGCAACAAGCCGAGCGTACTGAACCAGATCTTTATCAATTCGCCCGCCGCGAGGAATCGCATCGCCACCGCGCTCGGGACGCAGGATGCGAAGGAATTCGAGGCGCTGTGGCGCGTGCGCGACGTGATCAACAGAATGAATGATGCGATGCGCAACAGTACGACGGTGCGCCAGCTCGGCGAGCAGCATCTCGCAACCGAAACAATCGGCGGATTAGAAGCGATCAGGGAATTCGGCGGCGGGGCCAAGGCGATCGCTGGTCTGATCGCTTGGGGAATGGCCAAGAGCGGCGCGCAGGCCATCGACAACAGGCTGGCGGAGGAGACTGCACGGCTGGTGACGAGCAAAAATACGAACGAGCTGGTCAAGGGCTACAAACTGATCGCCGATAATCCGCTGCTGATGTCAGGAGTGCGGGCGATGACCAACGCATCCGCCCGCGTGATCGCTGAGCACCTCGGACTATCCGGCGAGGCCGGTCTTTATGAAAGCATGCGCGGGGGCGGGGGCGAGCATCATCCTGCTGCGCCGCACGACCAGAGCGATCTGATGGATCAGATCAGCAGTCAGGGACAATAAGGGGAACGCAACATGGCCGGTACCTTCCCCGGCGTCTCCAACACGCAGCAGAGCGACATCAACGGCCAGCCGCTCGTGGGCGGTCTCGTGTTCGTCTACAACGGCGGCACCACGGTCCTCTCCAACACCTATCAGGACATCGGCCTCGCCATCCCGGCGGCCAACCCGCTCACGCTCGACCAGTCCGGCCGCTGCCCGCTGTTCTTCGTCGCCGACGGCACCTACCGGGTGCGATTGACCGATTACACCGGCTCGACCGCCAATGGCGGCTTCGACCAGCCGCAGGTGCCCAGCATCGGGCAGAGTTCGTCCGGCGGCGGCGGCACGGCGGTCGATCCGACCACGATCTTCCAAGTCGGCGATCCGATCTGGCTGCCGGTCGACACCGTGCGGGCCGGGTGGGTGCGGATGAACGGCCGCACCATCGGAGCCGCCTCCTCCGGGGCGTCAGAACGCGCCAATGCCGACTGTCAGAACCTGTTCCTGTACATCTGGCAGACCTTCGCCGACGCGCAGTGCCCGGTCGTCGGCGGACGCGGCACGACGGCGCTGAACGATTGGAATGCCGACAAGCAGATCACCTTGGTCGACATGCGCGGCATCGCCGCCATCGGCATGGACACCATGGGCAACACCGCCGCCGGGCGGCTCACCGGCGCGCTGTTCACGTCCGGATCGTCATCGACGGCGTATGCGACGGGCGGCGAGCCCAGTCACACAATCATCCTTTCGGAAAGCCCGTCGCACACTCACGGCGTCACTGTCAGCGACCCCGGCCATACTCACGGCTATACGTGGCTGTCCGCCTCTGGCGACAGCCCGGTCTATGGCGGCTGGGTGAGCGGACCCGGAGGGAATAAGCACAGTTATACGGAAATCGGCTACACGGGCATCTCGCTCACCCAGAGCCCGGTCGGGGGTGACCAACCGCACAACAACATGCCGCCGTTCGCGACCGGAACGTGGTTCATGAAGTTATAGCGCCATGGACATCAATCCGATCGTCTTCCCCACCGTCACCAACCGCGAGAGCTGGTCGCAGTTGATCGGGCTCTACGACGACGACACCGGCGATCCGCTCGATCTGTCGCAGTTCACCTCGATGGAAGCGGAGATCCGGCGCAGAGGTCCACGGGTGGACGACCAGTCCGGCTATACGCCGCTGTATGATTACGGCGGGTTCAACGATTACGGCCCGGCGGTCCAGCTCTCGCTCGGCAACGGCCTGACGGTGATCGATATCGGGCAGCTGTTGGTGTCTGTCACCTCCGACCAGATGCGCTCGCTCTCGCCGGAGGTCTACAGTTTCGGGTTGATCATGTCGAACGGCACCGATACCCGACAGTTCTTCCTCGGCACGCTGCCGGTCCTGTTCGGGGGAGTGACGTAAATGGCGATCCCGACCATCCAAGCCCGCTTTCAGGTGCCGTTCCCGGCTGCGGTCACGGGCGTCGGCGGCATCGGCGTCTCCAAGGCGAACGGCATCTGGACGATCCAGCCCAATTTCGGCGCGCTCGACCTGCTGTCGCAGAGCCAGATCCCCAACGCGACGGTCAAGCAGGCTTGGATCTACGATTCCGGCACCGGCGTCTACAACCGCGTGTCGATGCAGACCTTGGCCAACATGAGCGTCGGCGTCGGCTCCTTCGTTCCGATTACCGGCGGCACGATGACCGGACCGCTGGTGCTGCCCGCCAATCCGACGACGAACCTGCAGGCCGCGCCGAAGCAATACGTCGATGCCGGTGACGCCACGGTCACCACCAATTTCCAGAACGCCGATACTAATCTGCAGACGCAGGTCAACGCCAAGGTGACCAAGGCTGGCGACACGCTGACCGGGCCGCTGGTGCTGGCCGCCGATCCGGCATCCGCGCTGCAGGCGGCAACGAAGCAGTATGTCGACGCGGGCGACGCGGGTAAACTCTCCGACGCCCCGCTGGACGGCCAATTATACGGCCGTCAAAGCGGCGCATGGTCTGTTGTCCCGGCCGGCGGCGGAGGCGGAGGCGAAACGATTTCCATTTCCGACACGCCGCCCACCGGCGTGCCAGTCGGTTCGCTGTGGTGGGACAGCAGCTCCGGCCTGCTGTGGATTCTCTACAACGACGGCGACAGCACGCAGTGGGTCTCCGCTGTCCCGATGACGGACCCGTCGACGCTGGTGCAGAAGGCCGGCGACACCATGACCGGTGCGCTGGTCCTTTCCGGCGATCCCACCGCACCGCTGCAGGCGGCGACGAAGAATTATGTCGACGCGCACGGTGGAGGCCCTCCGCCCACGATCGCGCTGTCCGGCGATGTCGCGGGCTCCGGCACGACGGCCATCGCCACCATCTTGGCCACGGTCAACAGCAATGTCGGCACCTTTCAGGGCCTGACCGTCAATGCCAAGGGCTTAGTGACGGCGGCCGTCGGCCAAGGCTATCTCACGGGAAACCAAAACATCACCATCACCGGCGATGTGGCGGGCTCCGGCACGACGGCGATCACCGGGACACTGGCGACCGTCAACGCCAACGTCGGCACCTTCCAAGGCATTACCGTGAACGGCAAGGGTCTAGTCACCGCTGCGGCGAACCAGAACTATCTGACCGGCAACCAGACAATCACGCTGTCCGGCGCGGTGACCGGATCAGGTACAACATCAATCGTGACGGCACTCGCCAGCGCCATTGTCACCTTCGTCAACATGGCCGCCTCGGCCATCGCCACGACGGCGCAATATCTCGCCAACACCACACAGAAGATCCTGAGCACCGATCAAATATGGGCAGCGGCCGTGCCGGTCACGATCACAGACGCAGCAACAGTAACCCCGGATTTCAGCCTTGGTATCAATTTCTTTGTCGGCCTTTCCGTTGCCGGTGCGACTCGCACGCTCGCCAATCCGATCAATGTCAAGGCCGGGCAGTCTGGCACAATCTTTCTCCAGCAAGATGCTACCGGCAATCGTACAGTCACTTGGGGTAGTAATTATAAATTCCCCGGAGCCACCAAGCCAACACTGTCGACTGGAGCCGGAGCCATCGACGTCGTTTCCTACTGCGCTTACAGCTCAACGATCATCGCCTGCTCGTTCGGCGGGGGGATGGCCTGATGAGTGTCCTTCCGGGCGTCGGCGGCTATTTTCTGTTTGGCGGCAAGCCGCCGGTCGTTCCCGGCAGCACCACCTATTCGACACCGGGTTCTTATAATTTCACAGTGCAGGCGTACAATACCTTGACGGTGACTGTCATCGGCGGCAGCGGCGGCGGTGGTGGCGGAGGCGATATGGCCAACGTGAATGATGAAAACCCCGGCAGTCCGGGCACCAACGGCGGGGACAGCACTTTCTTTGGCACGGGCGGAAATGTCATCGGCGGCGGCTCGCATGGCGGGCATGGCGGTCCCGGTATTGCTGGATCAGATACCAGCAATGACGGTGCCAACGGCACTGCCAGCGGCGGGGCCGGATCAGGCGGCGGCAACTATGCGGGCGGCGGCTATGCGGGCGGCAGCGGCGGCCTTGGCACCACAATGTCGAGCAGCGGGCAGGGCCAAGCAGGCGGCACCAGCGGCAAGGCGGTTAAGGTCTACACCCCCGGTCAACTCGCAATCGCTGCCAGCATCAGTCTCACTGTCGGCGCTGCCGGATCGGGTGGCGCTGGCAATTTTGACAGTGTCGGGGCTCCCGATGGCACGACACCGGGAAACAATGGCAGCAACGGTCAGGTTTCAATTTCGTGGAGCTAGGTTGCTTCAAACGCGAGCGTCACCAGCTATTCCGGCACGGTGCATTTCAGTATGAGCGCGGCAGGTACGGTGCCGGGTAATTCGACGTTGAGCGGTGGCACGGGGACATTCTCCGCAACGCCGACATCGACGACGGCGCGCACGATCACGGCAACCGATACGGTCAACAGTTCGATCACGGGGACGTCTGGAACGATCAGCATCCAGCCATAGCAGGACGAAGGTGCTAGAATTCTCAAGGATCTGGCGGAGCAATCACGATGGGCCTTAATTTCCCGAATGTCCCGACCACCGGACAACAGTATCCGTCGCCCGCCGTTGCCGGGATACCGATCTACACATGGGACGGAGTGAAGTGGGCCGGTGCGTTCAACGGCTGGCCTTCCATAGCCACCGGTCAAATTCTCGCCGACACCGGACAACCGATCCTTGGCGATACGGGGCAGCCGATCCTGCCCGGTCCATGAGGTGACCCATGAAGCAATATCAAATTCTAGTCGCGGCGCTGCTGATGTTGCCGACGGCATCTCTGGCGCAAAAGTATCAGGACTTTCCGGCCGCAACCTCGGTGACGGCCACCGACCTGTTCTTGGTTGCTCAGGGTGCCACCTACACCAGCCGCAAGGCGACCGCGACGCAGGTCGGCACCTTCGTCAACGGCATGCTGGTGGCGCCGCCGCCGATCGGCTCGACGACGCCCAACACCGGCAAGTTCACCACGCTGCAGGCGACGACCATCACCGGGTCGACGCAGTGCCTGCATGTCGACACGACCGGTCTGATCACCGGCACCGGCTCGGATTGCGGAACGGGCGGCGGCGGCGGAACGGCCGGAAATCCGACTGCCATCGCGAGCGACGTGGCGAAGAACGGATCGGCCACGACCTACATGCGATCCGACGCGGCGCCGGCCGTGCAGCTCGCATCCTCCGCCCAGTTCGGCCTGATGAAATGCGACGGCAGCACGGTCCTCTGCCCCGGCGGCGTTGTGCAGTCGGGCGGTATGGTGGTCGCCGGGACGACGCAGACCGTCACCGCCGCGCAGTGGAACGCGGGCACCACCTTCGTGGTCACCACGGCGGGACAGACGATCACGTTGCCGACGACGAACACGCTCTCTGGCAATGGCGGAATTGCCATTCAGACCATCGGGCAGAGCGCGACATTGGCCGCAGCCAGCCCGATCAACGGCGGCGGCACCAGCACCACGATTGCCTCCGGGTTGACCGCATACGTAACCATCAACGCTGCTGCGACTGCCATCAACGCCGCCCCGATCACCGCAGGTACCGGTTCGGGGGCCGACCCGACGCAGCCCAACACGTTCACCGGCACGCAGACTTTCACCAGTGTGAAGGGGACGGCCAACACCCAGAGCGGCACAACCTACACGCTCGCCGCAACCGACTGCGGCAAGACGGTGGTATTCACCAGCGCGACGGCGGTGACGGTGACCATTCCGTCTTCGATTGTACCGGCCGTGGGGACGACCTGCTCGATTGCAATTTTGCAATCGGCGGCCGGTCAGGTTGCGGTCAACGGCACGGCGGTGACAGCGGCAACGCTCGTCAGCGCGCATTCCTATACCAAGACGTTTGGCGTCAATGCCATGATCGGCCTGACGCTGACGACCATCGGCGCAACGGCGACGGCGGTGCTCTCGGGAGATGGAGCGTGAGCTATGATCGTCACCCGCCGCAAACTGCTGCGCATCGCAGCGCCCGCGCTGATCCTGCCTAAAACGGCGCTGGCGCAGGTCGGCCAACTCACGACATGGCCGCCGAAAGCCCCGCTGATCAGCGGCGGTGGCGGCAATCTGTTCACGCTGATTGCACACGCTTCCGGACATACCGCCAGCGGCGGTGCCAGTCCGGCCACGACGACCCCCAACATCGACACGACCGGCGCGAACCTGATCGTGATGGGGGCGGCATGGTACAACGGCGGTACGGTCACGTTCAGCGATTCGGCGGGCAATCCGTCACCAACGCTGCTTACTGTGTATCAATCCAATACGGCAAGCGTCGCCGCCGTTCAGATGGCGTATTGGTACAGTCCAACGCTCTCATCGACGCATAACTTTACGTTCAGCAGCACGGCCGCCTGTTATGCGAGCGTATACGTCTCCGCGTGGGGCGGCGCAGCAGCGTCGCCGTTTGATCAGCAGTACGGAAACGGGCCGGTCGCTGGAAATACATTGATCCAGCCGGGATTGGTGACGCCAGCAAGCAACAACGAGCTGATCGTCAGCATCTGCGCTACGAGCAACACGGGCAGTACGGTTCCCACTATCGACAGCGGCTTCACGGTCAGCGACGCGCTCGCTTACTTAGCCAGCAACTATTTCGGTGGCGGAATGGCCTACCTGAAGCAGACGACGGCGGCGGCGGTCAACCCGACGTGGACGTTCGGGGGCACCGCCAGCTCCGGATCAATCGCTGCGGCAATCGCAACCTTCAAATAGGGGGTCCGGCGGTGAGATCTGTTATTTCAATTCTGCTGCTTGCACTCCCGGCCACATCCGCGCTCGGGCAGGCGACCGTCACCGCGAACATCCACAACGCGCCCGGCTGGCAGCAGAATCACAGCTACAGCTACACGGCCGGGCCGCCGAGCGGGCACTTCGTCCGCGTCAATGCCGGGGCGGGATGGACCGCATCGACATCGACGTGGAATCCGGGCTCGGCGCTGAACAATTATCAGTTGGACGTGTCTTCGCCCGTTCCGTGTACCAGCAACACGACCGGCAACGGCCCGACGGGCACCACTACGCTCATCCCCGATGGCACATGCAAGTGGAATTACGTCGGCCCGACTGATTACGTCACCATTACCGGGTGGGGATTCGACAGCGGCAAGGTGTGGACGACCGGGACGAGCTACGGCTATCTAGATGTCGTTTATACGCTCGACGCCAACCTGCCGGTCTTTCAGCAAATAACGGCTGGATGCACCGGCACGGTCAAGCCGACAACGTCCAACATCAACACTCAACTCTCGGACGGCTGTCTCTGGGCGGCCCCCCAGTTGGCGTCGATTGCGCAGCCTTATCTCTACTACACGTCGCAGACCAACTTCACCCCGATGTCGAAGATGAACCGGGATACGTTCTCCGGGTCGATCAGCGGCACTACGTTGACCATCACCACGCCCCCGGCGACTTACGCATTGGCGGTCAATCAGTGCATCAACTACCAAGGAACGCCTGTCTATCAGACCGCATTCAATGGTTCGGGCGACTGCGGTGGCGGCATCAAGATCACCGCCGGTTCCGGCACGAGCTGGACGACGAGTCCGACCGTTTCCACTTCCTATACCGGCACCTTCTTCGTCGCAGACGAACTCAACGGAGTTGTGGGAACAAGCACCCAGTTCAACGTCGGGCTGATCTGGAACGACAGGGAATATGTCAGCGGGTCATGCGTCAACTCTACGCAGTGCGAATCCTCTCCGATTCAGGTGTGGAACCACAATTATCAATACAACGACAGCCTGCATGGACTGCTGCCGCCATCGAGCCTGATCACGGCCGGTTACGACTGGGGTTATCCGACGACCATCAAGCCTGCCCTCGGCGAGGGTTTCCAGGATACTTTCGTGGCGAACCCGACGCTTGCGCTCGCGGGGTACAACGCCAACTACGGTGTCGGCCTGCGCGGAATCGGGGTCGAAGGGTTTGGGCCGGAGGACAACAGGCAATTCATTACCGGGCTGCAGTTGAAATCCGATACGGCCACGGCTTTTTTCATGGAGCAGAGATCCGGCAACAGCACCTTCGTCAGCCACAGCATTCTCGAAGGGGGAGCCGGTGCTTTCGCGGTGTCCAACGGGGCGCTCAATACCTTCTACGACAACCTATTTGTCTCGCACGGAACGCTTGGCATCCAGATGGATTATGGTGGCGTGCTGGTGAACAATACCTTCGTCTGCCCTGACGGCACCTGCAAATCCGCTATCGACAACACGGTCAACTGGATCAACAACAGCGGAACGGTCGTCACCAACAATCTCGCGTTCGGGTTCGCGCATTTCATCTCGTCCATGTTTTATAACAACTCGGACGACTGGCATTCCTGCACGTGGAATTGCGTCACGTATCAGGGAACGAACAACATTACCGACGTGGCGAGCAGCGATGGCGTCGGCTGGGATAGTTGCGCGTTCGTCAGTGGCGTTCCGTCGAATCCGACGTATTCCTGCCCGCCTTATTCATTCCAGAATAACGGATGGTACAGTTGGGCCGTCCCGTTCAAGACGGGATACACCTATTATTCGTCCGGCATGTCCGCGAACCTGCCCATCTGCGGCAAGCTCGGTGGGGACAGCGGAGCGCCGGTTGCGGGGACATGCACCGCGACGTATGGCGTGTCGCCCGGCTCGGTGTTTACGGCATGGCCGGGCAATTATCACATTCTGAACACGTCGGCGGCGTATGGCGGCGGCGCCGCGTTTCCGGGCTTGAACACCTATATTATGCAGAACAATCCGGGCGCGCCGTACCAGACCCCGAGAACCCTCGTTTTCTGTTTCGGAACATGGCCGACCTGCGCAACAGACCCGAACACGCCTGACATTTTCGGCACCACGCGACCGCAGGGCACGCGATACGATGTCGGCGCGCACCAGATCAACAGCAGCATTCCGCCTGCGCTCGCCGGAAGGTTCTTTTTCCGATGAGGGAAATGATCAACGGCAGTTTCGAGCCGTTATGGCGCATGAAGGCACGCGACGATGCCGACAGGTTCAGGGCCGAATTGATGAACGCACCGACGAGCCGTAGGCAATTCTTGGCTGGAGCGGGCTCGGCGCTGCTGTTGGAGTATGTGGAGCAACGCCGCGCGGTGGCGTTTCCCATGCGGTATGGAGGGTCGGCTATCTCCGGCATCACCAACCAGCGGAGCGGCGCAAGCTACCAGTACATTCCGGACGCTCTGCTGGCGATGGTGAGCGGCGACGTGCTCCTGCTACCGGCTGGTCCGACGTATCAGTATGGCGGAACGACCTACTATTATTCGGACTGGCATCAAACCAATTGGGCGCGCTACGGCCTCGGCGGGTCCGATGGCCATAGCATGTATCTCGGCTCGGCCGCTTCCGCCCAGTGGGGGGTTCTGGCTGCCGACTACGGCTCACTGCAAGGGGTTGGAAGCGCCAATAACGGGCGTGCATTGCTTGCTCCGCCTTACGGAATTCTCGCGGCCCCCTTCGACCCGAGCACCCAGACGGAGATGTATTTCGTCTCGACAACGCCGGTGTCGAACTTTCCTGCGTCCTTAACGTCGGGCGGTCTGTTGGTGATCGGCAGTTACAATCTCGGCCAGTTTGCCAATGTCAATATGTCCTATACCGGCCTCGATCTGGCGGGCAATGGGCTGACCGGCGTTTCCGGCGATTCGGTCGGCCCCATTCCGGCGGGGACGGTGATCACGACCGGAGTGTTCAACAACAAGGGGATATTCGTTGCGGTCGGGCAGAATCCGGGATGGACGTTCACCAATCTGGAGCTCGCGTATACGGCCGATGCCGGTAATGGGTCTGTTGGGCCGATCAAGCAGGGGACGAACTATCCTGACGGCCCGTACGTCGGCTCGATCACTGTCAACAACTGCTATATGCATGATTGCAATCAGGGTCCGGGAACCGGATATTCGACCGCCGGAAACGCAATCTTTGCCCGATTTTTCGATTGTGAAATTTCCAGCATGGGGAAGGGCAACACCGATTACTACGGCCAGAAGCACAACATCTATATCGGCCACATCAGCGAATTTCACCTCGAAAATTGCTACGTGCATAACACAACCGGCGACTGGCTGGTGAAGTCGCGCGCCGGTCTGAGTCTCCTCGTCTATAACCAGATCAGGGGTGAGCGCACTGACGCCAACACGTACTCGATCAACAACGACGGATGTGACTTCTCGAACGGCGGTCTGGTTTACCTCATCGGCGATATTCATCAACAATCCCTGAACGCCTCCAATCAAATGATCGACTACGCCGCCGAGGCAGGATGGTCCGGATCTCTGGCCGCCGGTGCCTTGAGCCCGACACAAGAATTGTATGTCGTCAACTGCGACTTGATCGGGCCGTCTAACGGCATCGGACAGAATGCGGCGGGGAGGGGGCCGGTCCGCGTCAACCGCGTCGACGTTCAGCCGCCGCCGTTCACCAAGCTAAGCCAAGCTTCCAGCGGATCGCTCGCGGCACGCGCATACCAGACAGTGTGCACGTCTGCGGGAACGTCTGGCGGAGAAACGCCCGCCTGCCTGCCATTTTACTACGTCGGCGGAGGCATCGTATTCGAGCAACTGAACATCGGCAGCGGCAAATTACTGACGATGGCGTCGCCGCCGCAGGTGACCGGCGCGAGCGGGTGGAATTGCTATGCGAACTACGCCGATCCGATCTGGTACGTAAATTTTACATCAACGCAGCCGACGAGCGGGAACGTGTTTTTCTGGGATAGCGGACACACGCAGCCGCTGTTCTCGACCACGACCGGCGGAAACACGATCTCGGTGACCGGGACCGCGACCAATGGAAGCAATACCATCACCGCCGTGTCCGGGTTGAGCGGTCTTGCCTCGATCCTGCAGCTCAAGGGCATGGCGCTCTACGTTGGCGGCGTACATGCCGGAACGTCGGTATCAAGCGTCAATGCCGCCGCCGGGACATTGACGCTATTCGACAATTTCACCGGTACGACGACGACCGGCACGCTGACGTTCGGCTATTACCTCTGGTGCGGATTCACCTACCAGACCGCGCTGGGCGACAGTCTGAATGCGACGATCGTCAACGACGTGACGATCTTTCAAAATAATATGACCTACATCGCCGGTCCGTCAGCACCGGAGTACGACGGTTCCAATGTGGCTCTTCCCAGTCCATTCGTGTTTGCCGCAGCCATATCGGTGCCGCCGGGAAACAAACTGGTCGTATATGCCCCTCCGTCAGGCCCGGCGTGGGCTTCCGGCGGAGTAAATTTCTGGGCAGCGCCGATGCCCTATTTGCAATATTGGGGCGGCATCAGCGGCGACGCCGGGATGATCGGGCTGACGAAGTTCAATTCGTCACCTATCGCATACGGAACGTCGTGGACATCCGGCGCCGCCGTCGTTGCGCCGAAATCCGAACAACTTCAACAGAATTTATTCTTGCAAAATTCGTCGCCGCTATCGTTCGGCACCAACTTTACCGAGCTGAGCACCGGTCTGGTCAACAACAACCCGACCGCCTCGAAGCTGCAATGGTTCCGTCGCGCAGGCATTCAGGACAACAACGGCGGCACGATGGATCTGTGGTACGCCGTCGTTCCTTCCGGCGGACTGTCGGCTTATTCGGACACGATTTATCTCAACGGAGCCTCGGCCGTTACCGGCTCGGTATCGGTGTGGCGCGGCTGTGCGGCCGGGATCTTCGACGGCAATTTCCCCCGGCCGGCGGTCAACAACACCGTGAACTCCGCTACCGTCTCGACAGCTTCCGGCAATGTCGCATTGCTTGCGGCGTGGCGCACCAATGCGGCGGCGACGGCCGCGACCGGCTTCACGCAGATATCCAGCACCAGTTACATGAACGCCTGCTACAAGCCGTCTACTGCGGCGCTCAGCGGGCAAAGCGTGACCGAAATGGGCGGAGCCTCCGGCGATACTTTGATGGTGGATGCCCTCGCCGGGTCGGGCGCGGCACCGACCCTGATCAGCCATGTCGATGTGAGCGGGGGAACCGTCGGCGGGACTCTGGTCAACAGCGTGAATTTTACGATCTCGGCGGCGAACGCCGGAGACATTCTGTATTTGATGTTGGGCGAGACGTACAACATGAGCACTGCGGCTGTCGGGAGGATCGGGCCGCCGATCACATCATCCGCCGTCGGCGTGTCGCCGATCGTGACGATCCAGAACTGCATTTCCGCAAACTTCGACACGTACTACACGGGCGGATGGACCTTCTTGGCGAACAATGGCGGCGGGGCCTATGCAAATACCACGCTGACGACGAACCTGCAGGCCAACCCGTACAATTCAAACACCTCGACGTTCGGCATGCCCGCATGGGCGACGGTGTTTGCCGATCCGACGCAGGCGGATATGGATTACCGGTTGGCGACCGGTTCACCGGCCAAGAGCGCGGCGTCTGACCCAAATCCCGGCGGAGCTTCTTCAGATTCTCATGGCCAGAATCGTCGCCCGCAATATCAAACGAACTGGCACGGTTCGCCGACGCCGGGCACGCCGATTCCGGCGAAAACAGCGAGATCCGACATCGGCCCGGCACTGACGGGCTCGCAGGGCGCACTACCATGACCTCGAAAACAAAGGAGCGAAGATGAAGAACGAAGCCAAGAATTCACAGACGAAGCACCTCGAAGCACTGGAAGAGCTGCAGAACGAGGCCAAGGCGGCTGGGTTTTTGGATCTCGCCTCGGCCGTCGATCGCGCCCTGCAGGCGGGGCACGAGGCGATGGACGCCTACGCATCCGGAGATGTGCCGAAGCAGCGGGCTGCGGTCGCCGACATGCTGAGGATACACGCCGATGCCATGGTAGCTGACGCCAACAGGGGTCCGCTGCCCAAGGAGCTGGAGAAGGCCGGGCGCAAGGCGCTGAAGGCGTTCGGCAAGGCGATCGACGATTCAGCGGATTGAGCGGGAGCAAGGAGAAAACCATGCCACCGAAATCAGAGGCGCAGAGACGCGCGATGCAGGCCGCCGCGCACGGCAAATCGACCATCGGAATTCCGCAAAAGGTCGGCAAGGAATTCGCCAAGGCCGATCCCGGCGGCAAGCTGCCGAAGGTCGCGCCCAAGCCGCCGAAGGGCAAGTGAGGCCTGCGGTCAGGTAGATTCGCAATGCTGGCTATGCTGCTCGCAGCCGCCACGGCGCATTTCATTCTCGTGCATGGGCCGGACGAACAGGAGATCCAGCTCAACGTCAACGAGGTCTCCAGCGTGCGCGAGCCGCGAAGCGTGGAGACGCACTGGAAGGACGAGGTGCATTGCGTGGTCTTCATGACCAATGGAAAGTTCGTCGGCATCACCGAGGAGTGCCAACAGGTCATCCAGAAGATCAAGGAGGCTGAGTGATGCGGATCGGCATCTCATCCGGACACGGGCTATATGTGCGCGGCGCGAGCGGCCTGATCGACGAGGTCGACGAGGCACGGCGCATGCTGCCGGTGGTGGCGGACGGCTTGCGTGTGAACGGGCATCTGGTGGAGACGTTCAACGACGACGTTTCCACGACGCAGGAGGAGAATCTCAGTCGGATCGTCGACTGGCACAACAGCACCCCGTCCGATCTGGCCGTCTCGATCCACTTCAATGCCTACATCCCCACGGCGGACGGGCGCGGCACCGAGGTGCTGTACCTGACGCAATCCATGCTCGCTGCTGACGTCGCGTCGGCGATCTCGTCCGCCGGGCGGCTGATCAATCGCGGCGCGCACAAACGGACCGACCTGTATTTCCTCAACCACACCGAGGCCCCGGCGATCCTGATCGAGGTCTGCTTCGTGGACAGTTCGACCGACGTGAAGGCCTACCAGACGCATTTCAATAGGATCTGCGAGGCGATCGCCGATGTCGGCAGCGATACGCCGCCCGCCGTCGCCCGGTTCACCGGGAAATGCAGCTCGTTCGGGGGGCCTGCAGACTTGGGCGTAGATCCGGATGAAGGCCTCGCCTTCATCTACGACGTAGACATGGCCCCGCGCCTGTTTCTCGTGGAGCAGCCGCCGGGCACGACCGGTCTGGCGCGCAGGCTCGATCCGGATGTGAATTACGTCGCCTGCCGCTGGGACTACATCGTGACGCCGAAAAGTATGTTGGCCGACCAGACGATCAAGGCCGCAGTATGCAATCTGCGCACCGGCAGCTGCCTCGTGGCATCTCCGGCAGACTGGGGGCCGCACGAGGACACGGGCCGTGCGGCCGATCTCTCGCCCGGCCTGATGGAAAGGCTTGGCATGGAAACGGACGATGAGGTCGAGGTGATCTACCCCGTCGACGAGACGGTCGCGTGAGGCCGGGACTGGCGGCGGCGCTTGCCATGGCGGTCGGCACCATCGTGGCTGTATTCATGCCCACCGAGGATACAAGCGTGACCGTCTTCCTCGCCTCGCTGATCGTCGCCAGCCTGCTCTATCTCATCCTCGACCGGAGGGGCTGATTGGGAGTAGGCTCGCCGTCCTCCTGCTGTGAGTTGTTCAGCCAACTGAGCCGCCGGACACGTCCCACCGGCGGCATCTTTTATGTCTACCGCCATCCTCCGCAGGCGGCAGTGAGCAGGACGCTCGGCTGGACATGGTCAAACAGCCGGGGCCCGGATTCGCCGTGGGTGTCACGAGGAGCTTCTCGCTGGAGGCCCGGCGAACCTCATCTCGGATATCTCGCCAACTTCTGTGTCCCGTCGACCTCGCGCATCAGCTCGTCAGCATCGATCCCCAGTTCGTCCGCGATCCACTTGAGCGCCTGCTCCTTGTGCGCGCGGAATTCGTCCTGATCCATGTTCGCCAGACTGCGCACCCGTTTGTGGTGACGCCCGGTAATTTCGTTGAAATGGACGTCGTATTGGCCGGTTCCCAGCATGATCGCATAACGCAGCTCCTCGGTGGTTTTGAACCGGTCGGTGTTATCAAGCACCGTCCGCAACATGGCAAAATACCAGCGCACTTCTCTCGGGTTCTTGGTCGAGATCCGCTCGACAAGGATCTCCTTCTCCTGCGCCAAGCGCGAGATGTAGTCCTCGGCGAAGGCATCGGCCGGAACGAGCACATGGCCCCGCCTGATCAGATTGAGTCGTGCGTCGTCACTCATCGGTGGATCTCAAGGCGGCGGGGCGGACCGTTACGGACGGTGGCAACCTCCCCGCCGCCCAGACTGCGTTTGAGCCGAGGTAGGGGTTCGCCACCCCGGCCCTCACGCAATCCCCAGTCGTTTCATGTGCCGGGCGTGGATCTTCTCCGCCGCATCGATGTCCGGCGGGAACCCGTCCTTGAGCAGGTACTGGACCGAATCCCAGATCTCCTCCAGCTCCGCCTCGTTCCGTGCCAGCGCACACTGCCGGTCGATCATGTCGAGCCTGCCGGTCGTGGTCTCCGGCGATGCTTCCAGATCCATGTCTCCGTCTTCACCCGGATAATCGATGGCATCCGGCCCCGGCTTTTCATACGTTCCAACGGTCCATTCGATCTCCCCGGTCGGCGGTTTCGGCACCGACGGCTTTGGCGGCGTGATCTGCGGTGCGCCCTCCGGCTCTTGGATCAGTACCTGACCCTCCATCTCCTCGGCCGAATATTCGTTGCCGAGCTCCTCGGGAAATGCCCGGCGCAGGGCGGCCGCCTCGGCACACTTCTCCAACTGCCCGATCGCCCGGCGCTGCCACATCTCGTTCGGCACCTCGGTCTGGCCGATCCGGGCGTAAGCCTCGACCCAGTACACTTTCGGGCCGACGAACCGGTGAACATTACCGTTCAGTTCGCGCTGCACGGTGATCTGGCAGTATTCAGGATATTTCAGCTGCACCTGCAGCTCCCGGTCCGGCTCCCTGTCCCAGCCCTTCACGATGCCCTTGAACGTCTTGGAGCGCGGCGGGCCGAACACGGGCTCCTCCAGACCGGCATACGCCTTGGTCCGGAATGCCGTGGTGCGCAGCTCGGAGATGCCCGGCCAGACCGTCTCGATGTAACCTTTCTGCTGCTTGCTCCACATCGGCACGATGTGGACCGGCCGTTTGAACACGTCGAGCCCGCGCTGCTGGCAGTAGGCCAGCGCCAGCACGACGGAATCGACCGATTTGGCCGCCGGAAAGATGGAATCGACCAAAACTTTCCATGCGCCAATGTTGATTCCGAAACGCTCCTCGATGGCCGGGTGGTAGGGCAGCCGGGGCGGTTGGAATACCGCCACCTGTCCTCTGGACTGCGCCAGATCCGGGTTCCGTTGCTTGGTTTTCGTGGTCGTGGCCATCACCGCACCCTTGCTTTCTGTTCGACTGTGACACCGGGCGGCAGCAGCTTCGCGGCGACCGCGCGCTGCGCCAGTTTGAGCATGCAATCACGCAGTTCCGGGTGCAGCTTGGGATACCTGCCCGATCCGGCCGGATCTTCCGGCCCCCGCAGGAACTCCCAGAGCGCGTTCGGATCGGTCAGGCCGGTGACCTCGTCGACAAATGTCGTGGCAGCCCCACGGCCGTACCCTCCCCGGATGGTACCGGGCACATCGTCCATGCCGAGCCCGCTGGTGAGGTTTACCTCGGGGGGTGGCTCATTGCCTGCCGAGGGCGTTTCCGCCGCACGGGCGGCCACGGCAAGGCGAATCCGCTCCGCCTCCAGCTGGTCGTTGCGTTTCTTGGTCTGGTAGGCCTCCTGCGCGCCCCGGATGGTATCGGCACCCGATTTGGCCAGCTTGACCAGCGGCATCCACGTCGAATCCACCTTGCGCTGGCCATCGAGGAACGGCTGTTTCAGCCGGGTGCGGGTCTTGTCGGCAATGCTCGACAGCTCCAGCAGCCGGGCGCGCACCGACTGCGACTGCGCCAGCTGGTCATCGCTGCTGATCTCGAAATAGTCCGACAGCGAGCCGCGCGCCGCCTCGATCTGCTCGGCGACCGCTTCCGGCGAATCCTTGTCAAGGGAAAAATCGGGGCTCTTTTTTCCTATAAAATTCGCCAGCTTTTCGTCCATGTCCGGCCACGGCAGACCCTGCTCGACCACCTGCTCGTAGACGGCCTGTGAGATCGGCCGGTGAGCGCAGTGGTTCCAGCGCTCGCGCGCCTCCAGATCCGGGATGATGCCCACCCCCTGCACATGGCAGAATAGCTGCCCGCCCTTGTACCAGTAGGCGACGGCCACATAGGTGCCATCCCTGCGCTTGTCGCGGTAATAGCCGGTCAGCGGCTCGTCGATGGCGGTCGGGATCGTCTCCCCGCGCAGCAACGCCCGCCAGCCCGCCCACGAATCGCGGGCGAGGATGTCCTGCCAAACGGCGCGCTCGCGCTCGTATTCGGCCTGATCGATGATGCGGCCGGGGCCGCGCTCTGGTCTGGACATGGTCTCCTCCTACTTGCCGGACATGGCGCGGGTGATCGCCTCGGCGAGGAGATCGCTATCATCCCGGCAGAGGATGCAGCATGCCATCGGGTGTGACAGGTGATATTCGCGGACGCGGCGTGCGCTCTTGATCGAGCGGTCGGCGCGGTATGCAGCGAGAAGTTTCAGCATGGGTGGCAGCTCCTGTTTGACAACGATGGTTTACAGACGCTCCGCAGCTGCGTCAAGCCCGTTTATGGATTTTTCCTGAGATTATTGCGGGGCCGGATCTTGCGCGATGCCCAGCGGTATCTCGGCCGGGTGTCCTGCTTGGCTCGCCGCCGCTCGCGCATCAGCAGCACGAGGTCTGAATACTGGCCATGGTCGCCGCGCATGCGGGTTTTCACGTCGTGATTTTCGACATCGCGGTAGGCCATGAATTCAGGGTCCAGCTCGTCCGGAATATAGCGCAGGACCGTGGCTCCCTCCGGGACGATCACGGCCTGCCTGACGCTGCCATCCGCGCACGCAAAAACCTTTTCGCGGATCGAGAGCGCCGGATCGTGATCGAGCCGGAGGTCGCACGGCTGGCAGCGGAGGTTAGCCGCCAACGTAAACAGGAGCCTGTCCAGATACGCCCCGACGCTCTCGCCGTTGACCCGCTCCGGCAGGAGACCGGAGAGCTGGCGGCGGGCGACGATCACCCGGACCGGCAGCGGAATATGCTTGCGCGGCAGCCGCATCAGGGACGGCTTTCGCCGCGCCTGACCTTGTCGGCGATGATCTGCACCTGCGACCAGACCGTCGCCAGCTCGCGGCGCAGGATGCGGTGGTAGGGCAGGATCGACGGGACGTTTCCGGCCGCCCGGATCTGCGCGGCGCGGGCGGCGCGATCCGCATGCGCGGTTGACAGCGGACCCCGCATTGCCGGACTGTTCGGTCCGTCGACCGCGACGACGAGCTGCAGGTTGCGCTCGGCCTGCGTCTTGACGGCGGCGACGGCGCAGATCATCGGCCGGTTGAACGTGCCGTCGGCGTTGACGCAGTCCCAGTACGAAAACGGCTGCATGGAATCAGCTCCCTTTGACCAGCCCAGACCTACCCACTGACGGTCGTTATGTCAACTGTAGTTGACGATTATCCACAGGGAGGCTAGCTGTAGGGGCTATGACCAACACATCCACAAAAGCCGCCGCCAAGGCGAAAGCCCAAGGCATGCTCAACGCCGCATCGGCATGGGTCCACGCATGGGTGCAGCTGCGCAACCGCCTCGGCCGGGACGACGACATCGCGCGCGAACTCGGCGTCACCCGGCAGGCGATGTTCAAGTGGCGTTACGTCCCCACCGAGCGGGTGCCGGACGTCGCCCGGCTGACCGGCATTCCGGCCTATCAATTGCGGCCGGACCTGCCGAAGATATTCAAACAACCCAGCAAGCGAGGAGTACGTGATGAGAGGCAAGGGCCGAGGCGAGCCGCTAAAGCCGCGACAGCAGGCACCGAAGGCAAAAAAACCGAAACCAGAGCCTAAACCGGTCGACGGCCCGCAGCCGCAGAAGGCGGAGAGCGAAGAGAAGAGGGGGTCGAACATCCTCTCGGAGGATCAGCAGAGAGCCCTGTTTTTCAACCACAAATCGCTTTACGAGCGGTCGCTGGCGACGAAAAAGGAGGCCGATGCCGCCCTCAGAAACACGTGCAAGCTGATCAAATCGGAAGGCGGGGCGGTCGCCGACATCAAGCTGGCGATTCAGCTCGACACCGTGGAGGGCGAGCGCGAGGCCAAGGCGCGGATCGAGCGCGAGCTGCAGGTGGCTCGCTGGGTGGGCGCCCCGTTCGGGCACCAGTTCCAGATGTTCGAAGAGGAGCTGGCCGCCACCGATCGGGCGTTCGAGACCGGCAAGATCGACGGCCTGAAGGGCGTCGCCCGGCGGCCGCCCTATGCGCCGGAATTACCCCAATACAGGCGCTACATGGAGGGCTACATGGAGGGGCAGGCCGTCTTGGCCAAGAAGTTCGCCCCGAAGGACGAGCCCAAGCCGCCGGAAGAGGCACCGGTGGTTCACTGATGGACCCGTTCGTCAGCGTCGAGGTCGAAGGGCAGCCCCAAGGCAAGGGGAGGCCACGTTTCAGCACCGGCCGCACCAAGGACGGCGTCCCGTATACGAGGGTCCACACCCCGCTCAAGACCTACACCTACGAGACCGTCATCAAGCGGGCGGCGGTCAAGGCCATGGGCGAGCGCGATCCGATCGAGGGCTGCGTCAAGGTGGATATCTTGTGCCTGTTTCAGATCCCGAAGAGCTGGCCCAAACTGGACAAGCAGCGCGCCCTCGACGGCGATATCCGGCCGACCGGCAAGCCGGACTGGGACAACATCGCCAAGGTCGTCTGCGACGCCGTCCGGGGCATCGTCTGGACCGACGATTCGCGGGTGGTCGATGCGCGGGTGCGCAAGTTTTACGGCAAGGCTCCGGCGGTGCATTTCGATGTCTATGCCGACCAGTGACGGAGGATACGCCGCTGGTGCGTTTTGCGATCCGGCGGCCATCACCCTAGCTGGCATCTTCATCCAACGCATCAGCGGTCGCCCCTCCCGTAGCTGCGGGGGGTGTTGCTCTGGGGTGGAGCCTAAACTTCCTGACCCGCAGACCACCCCTGTCGGTTTCTTCGACCATTAGCTTCGCCAGCTTGCCGAGCACGCCGCTCAGGGCGACCGTGTCGGAGCCGCGACGCTTCATCGCAAGCCGTTGATTCGGATCGTATCCCTGCCGCAGCAGTACCCGCGCGGCGTCGAGCAGCGGCTGCCGACTGGAGGCAGCCAGCACGGTCCCGTCCGGCAGCTCAGCGCTGAACCGGCCTTTCCGCTCGATCTCGTCGACGATGATGGTGATCGGCAATTCCGTTTCTCCTGCGTTGCACCGCGATAAAGGTCAAATTTAATCGGTAAAATTTGGCTATTGCAAAACCGTCGCAAACGGTAGAGGAATCGAAGGGCCCTCAGAACTGGCGGTCTGAGGGCCCTGTAACTCGGCACACCCTTCATGGAGGGCGGAGCCGCATCCAGTGACCCTGCTTTCGGAGGGGGTCA